TGTTGACCACCATAGTATTGACCCATAGTCTGTGCGCCAGTACCAAGCAATCCCGCACCAAACTGGACTTGTTGTTGACCATACTGTTGAGCATTAGCCGCCAATTGAGCTTCTTGTTGCGCTCTAGCGTTATACAGAGCTTGTAGTTCAGGAGTGGTAGCACCCATAGTACCGCCTTGAGCAACCGCTAAACCACCACGACCTTGTTGTTGGAGTCTGTTTTGCAGATTAGCAAGTTCAGTCTCTCTGCCTGGTTGCAACAAAGCCATTTGAGAAGCTAAATAGTTCTTGGCAACATCTTCAGGCTTTTCAGCAAGATAACCTTGACCAAGTTTAAACAAACTCTGAGCGCCTGTTTGGAGTGGTTCAAAGGCTTTCTGAGCGCCTTCTGCTTGTTGAATACCAGACTCAGCTAGTTTGACGAATCTATCTTGAGCCGCTTTAGCTTCGGGACTTAAAGTGTATCCTGCGCTAGTCAATTGACCTGTTACGGGATCAAAACCAAACTGAGAAGCACCAAACCTAGTAGTCATTCCAATAGGTCTGAACTGAGCCGCTTGTTTGGCAGCAGCAGTCTCTCTGTCAATCATTGCTTGGGCTTTTTGAGCCGCTTCTTTAGACGTTTGTTGTTGCAGAAGACCAGCCGCAGTAGTTGCTCCTGCTGAAAACAAATTAGCAATTTGTGCAGTTGTTAACCCTGTTTTTACTAAGTCAGCTACTTGAGTTGTTGTAAGACCTGTTGTGGCAGCGGTTGTGGCAAGAGTTGCGGCAGTTGTAGCCGCAGGGATAGTAGTTGCCGTAGCCGCAGGTGTTAATGCCGCAGGTGTAAGTGCTGTAGCCGCAGTTGTAGTCGCAGCAGGAGTTAGCAAGCCAGGTATAGTTGCAGGTGGTGTCCCTGCTAAAGCACCGCCTCCTATAGCTAAATCTTGAGCAGTTAATGCCGCAATTTGAGCCGCTGTCAAACCAGTTGCGCCAACAGTAGCATTAGCTAAAGCCGCATCAAATGCAGGGACTCCTGACAAAACACCCTCGCCTAAAAACGCTCCATTACCAATAGGCAAACCAAAAGCAGGGTTAAATGCCCCACCCGCCGCTGTAAAAGCTGTATCAAAGGCTGGAATACCTGAAGCGACGCCCTCACCTAAGAAAGCACCATTTCCTATTGCAGGAGCACCAGCCGCACCTGCATTCAATAAAGTTGGCAATCCAAAGAGTACAGCCGCACCTAGTGCAAACTCTTTTAGACCACTTTTAACTTCTTGTTGAGTGCCAGTTTTCTCTACTTCACCAGTAGGTGTGTATTGGGTATACGCTCCACCTGCCCTGTTATCAGTAGCTTTGTAGGTAATAACATTCTCAAGTCCACCAATTTGCTGATCCATGCCAGAACCAGTAGTTTGATATACAGGTTGAACAATAGTGTCGCCAAGGGTAATAGTCTGTCCTTGAGGAACTGTAGCCGCAGCACGAGCCGCAACCGCACCTTCATCTAAGCCAACAGCTTGAGCCATTTGAGCAGGAGAAACTCCATAAGTCTCCATAGCCGTGACGATCTCGGCATCAGTCATGCCTGGATTAGCAAGCAGAAAATCTACAATTTGTGCGCTAGTTACAGCCATGATTGCTCCTTATTGTGGCTCAACAGGCCAAGTAATAGTCCAAGGGAAACCACTTTGCAAAGGAATATCTCTCAATGCTTGGCAGTAGTCTTTCCACTCTTGTGATGGAGTCATATCGCTACGAAATCTCCAATCAGTTTCTGTCAGTTTATCATCACGGGTCTGACGAACACTCTTAGCCTGTTCAGCATCTTTCTGAGCCTTATAAGCAGTCTCTTGTTCAGCAGCAGTAGTAGTTACACCATCAACCACTTGGTCAATGAAGACAGGGCCAAGAACATACTTTGTGTACCACTTGCCATCAATCTGCTCAACACCAGAGGCTTGAGAGTATTGGTAAACAGTACCACCTGTAGCTTGTGGGCCTTCAAAGACTACATCAGCACCCAAAGCCTCTAAGACTTCAGTTGTTGTTATGTCCCATGATGGGCCACCATTGGCTTTTGTGTATGCACGAAATTCTGCTTCGTACATTACTTGTCCTGATTGTGTTCTGATTTGCATTTTGTTTCCTTAAGCTATGGCAAGCCCTATGTAGGTTGCAGAAGATACATTCACATTCGTTGCTGCCACTTGATTAACTACAAAGCCAGTTGAGTCTGTATCAATTGTGTCATCAGATGTTACTTCAGCGGCTGTTGTATTGAGGCTAAGGTGCGGGTCATTCCCACTCACAATTCCTCTAGCCGAATCCCAACAATACCAGTCCCCTGTAGAGTCGGTGCGCTTAATGAGAATCCACCTCGCCCCACCTGTAAAGCCACAGTTTATTGTCTGTGATGAACCATTGCCTGTGTATGAGAAAACTTTGGAAACACCTGCGCAAGTGGCAAATAGGTAGGCAACATATTGGCTTGCTGTGCTATTTATATTAGCTCCACCGCTAACATAGAATGATGAGGAATCAGGATTCTGACTGCCAAATATTCCAGCAGATGCACTAGCGTCTGTACTGTTTAGCAGCAGATAATTTGTATATCCTAAAGTAGATGAATAAACAAACCAAAAACCAGTACCTGAAGAAAAGACCCGCATTTTAATAATCATCAATTCAGGCACAGCACCTAAATTATGTGTAAAGGCTTGGTTGTTAACATTTGTCCCTGTATAGCAAACCTCATCAAAGAAGCTAGGGGCACGGCGGAAGGAATAACCAATAAACGAAGATGGAGTATCATCAACATTGGTAACAAATGCGTTTTGTTTGTCCCATTGGAAAACATTGGAAGCTTCTGCTGAAGTTGTATCGAAAGATAAATATGAGCCTCCTCTAAGCCTGTCTCCAGCAATCCAAAGTTCAGCCGAAGTTCGTTTTTTAACAAATCCCCAATCAACAACAGAAACACTACCTGATGAAACCGTGTCGTTTCCTGCCTGCGACGTAAATGCTGTTGGTTCAAACACACTAGTCCCACTTGTAGGCACTTTCATCAAGCCTCTGCGAATGGCTATGTAGATGACAGATGCACCAGTACCATAGTAGCCGGGCTGCACAGTAAAACCTGTTGACGTTGGCCTGACGTAAGCAAAACCATACGAACCTTCTGCGTCAGACGTATTAGGAGTTAAATATCTATTATCGGTGTTAGACATCTCCCGCATTACATCCATAAGAATCCACGGGCTTGAAGTACTTGAACCTTTTAGCAACACCCATTGAGGTTCGTATCCCAATGTAATCGTGTCAACACCGCCACTTCCCGTATATGTTCCACACGAAATCACATTGTCTGTACCAGTTAGGCCAAAGCCTCCTGCGTCATGGGCGAATAGGTAGGCTACGTAGGCAGTACCCGGGTAATCTACATCAACTGCGTTGAAACCACCGCCAACAGTAAATTGAGTAGAAGTAGGTTCAGTATTGTTCCAGTAACCACTCCAAGTTTGGGCCACATTTGGCAAATCCAAGGCAAGCCCTTGCGTGGCTCCTAAACTTCTGTGGTAAACCGCCCATGACTGAGGTGCGCCAACTATTTTTTTAACAAAAATAGATCCGGGAGTTGAACCTAAGTTGTGCGTTAATGTTCTGACCCAGCCCGTCCCAACCCAAGTCACAACATCAAAGAACTTCGGCTGCGATACCCATTGCCAGTCTACATACGTTGCACCGCTATTGTTGTAGTCTGTGTTTGTGCCAATGGTGTAGCCAGTAGCACTAAAAGCCGTCAAGCCTTGACTGTCTGTAGCTTCTGCGCTTGTGGTGTTGCTACTTAGTGCCTTAGTCGCACCACGAACATTGTCTGTTAGTTTATGAGCTGTTGCGGCAGAACGTGATTTTGTCCATACCAAAGTTTCTTTAGTTGAGCCATCTAAGCCTGTTGTTACAGTAGCAGATGCACCTGTACCTGTCCGCAAATAAGACTGAAAGAAATCTTCTATGTAATTAACTTTGGCAACAGTACCTCCTCCGAACGCATCGTAGGAAGCCGCCCCGCTAGTTGCTTGTAATGGCATGGTTTAAGCCTTAAATTGTGTGTTGCTTGCCAAGACTGTGAAAGTCGCACTACCTGTTTTGATAATCAAATAACGATAACTGTCTATTCCACTAGCATTTCCCGCAGTAGGCGCACCACCTAGCCACCTTGTCGTAACACCTGACGTAGTGCCATCAACTTGCACAGCAGAGTTGTAGTAAGCAGTAGCACCTTGAGTAACCAAGAAAGCCACAGTCATTGATTGACCTGTAGTCATCAAAGTATCTAATGATGTACCGCTAGAGCCTCTGAAGTTAACTGTCCAGTTTGCACTTGCACTGGTGGTGTAGTACAGAACAGACTGAGTGGTAATGTCGTAGTTAATCGTGCCTGTAGCCGCTGTAGCTGAAACTGTAGCTACCTCTGCTGCATCGTTTAAGACAATGGCAGTTGCAGATGAAGTGCCTGAGAATGTCTGGGTAGCTGTAAAGGTTTGTGCAGAGTTTGTAACTGCCGTGTTAGCGTTATAGGCTTGTACGTTAGTACCGATAGCAAGACCCAAGTTAGTACGGGCAGTAGAAGTATTGGATACGTCAGATAGGTTGTTAGTGTTAACTAAGAAACCACC